GAGGATCTTGTGGGCGACATACGCCTCTTCCGGCATCCCTTCCTGCAGGATGGGTCCGAGCAGGTCGAGGCGTGGAGTGGCGGAACCAGTGTTGATCATGGGAGTGATTTCTTTTCAGTTGGTTGTTGATGGGTCAGTCGGGCAGCACTTGGAATTCGAGACCGTCGCCGCTGGCATCTTCCAGAGCGATGCCGACACGGGTGTTGCCCGTCGAGGTCTTGCCGACCTTGCCGTTCGCAGCCTTGTAGACCACATCACCGAGCGTGATGGCAACGCTGGCAGTCAGCACACAGGTGCCAGCCTTGGTGAGTCGCACCGGAGTGTACTCACCGCTGGCGCGGGGTTCCTGGGTAACGCCGACCCAATCGCGAGTCGCGCCGACACCACAGTAGGTGCCGTCGAACTTGACGAGGCGGCGAGCGACGAGGGCAGCCCCGGCCTTGACCGAGATGCCTGGGTTGTTGACTTGAACGGACATGTTACTTCTCCTCGGCAGTGGGGTAGTCGATACGGGCCTGGCGACGGAGCGCGAAACCCTTCAGTGTGGGATGCTTGGTGGCAGTGGCTTTGAGAGCCTCGGACATCGTCTTGCACTCGACCTTGGTGAGCTTGTCGGTGCCGGTCGGCTCGCCGCCGAACTTGATGCCGGTGGCGCTGCCCTTGGCAGCGGCGACCTTCTCAGCAGTCTCCTGCTCCTGGGACTTCTGCCCCTTCTGGGCATAGTCATCAAGCTTGGCCTTGAGCGAAGCGATCTCATCCGTCATCGCTTTGATCTTCTCATCCTTTTCCGCATCGTCGGCGGCGTGGATCTTGGTGATGATTGCGGCCTCGTCGAGATTCTCGGCAACGCACCGAGCGACGAGTCCATGATGCTTCTCGGCAAATTTGCCGAGCAGAACCTTGAGCGTGTCGCTCATAGGTGGTCCCTTCTTGGTGACGGGGGTGGGGATAGCCTGGGCGGCAATGCGACCCGTCTTCGCATCAGCACCGAACGAAACGAAAGATGCTTCCTCGATCTCACCGTCGCGCAGGACGATCAAGGGCAGTTCGCCCTCGCCATCGTACTCGCGACCGTTGATCGTGGCCTTGCCCTCCACCTTCTCCCAGCGTCCCTTGGCACCAGCGTCAGCACCGATGCTGACCTGTACCGGGACACCGTTGTTGATGAGTGCAGCGACTCGCGCCACCTCGGGCAGCGCAGCCGCCTGGACCTCATCAGCAGTCTTCACCAGATGGAAGTCCATGTGGATACCCTCGGCATCCCGCTTGAAACCATCCCAGTAACCGACCACCTGTGCGGGGTCATGGTTCACGAAGGTGGGAATTTTCTGATTCTTCGCCTTCACCGTGTCGAGATCCACCACCAGACGGCATGGCTTGCCATCGTTCAACCCCTCAACTGAAAAGATCATTTCGGATCCGGCGTTGAGCCGCCAAGTGCCCTGCTTCTCAGAGGTGTTGGTGCCGGGAGCCATGACGCTTTCGGCAAGGAGCATGCGGCAGAGGATCTTCATGGGTTGTCCACATTCTTGGTGCGGGCTGACTGCGTCTTGCCATCAAGCAGGGTTTCGCTGGTGGATTCGGTTTCGGTCTTGCTGACCTCGCCTTCAAACCCAAGGAAGAACTGCGGGGTCACCGGGAACTCCTTGAACTCGGTGTTGTGCTGCTTCGCCAACTCGCTCGCGTACCGCAGTTCCTCGGCACGCTCGTCCAAGATGTCGCGCCAGAGGGGACCGTGGACACGATGACGAGTGGTCAGCCCCTTGAGCAGACCAGCGGAGTTCGCTTCAAACTCGGCACCCTCGTCAGGCCAGGAGATCTGCGACCACTGCAGTTCATGCTTGTCCCAACCTTCGATCTCGGTGATCTCCTTGGCGTCGATCAGTCCGCGCAACAGCCAGGTGTAGAGGTTGCTGAAGATCGGAGCGAAGGTCTGCGTCTGCCAGATGGCAATGCGGTCGCGAGCCATCTGCACCAGCGCACGGTTCACCGACCATGACAGGCCGCGCACATCGTTGTAGACCCATTCGTAGGGCAGACCACCCTTGGCGCAGAACTGACGGATCAGTTCCATCATAAAGGGAACAGCATTGATGTTGGGGCGGCTGGGGTCGATGGGGACATACTTCAGACCGTTGGGCAGATCCATCATCGCACCGCTCACGGTCGGCTGCCAATCCACTTGGACACCGTTGGCAGTACTCTGCCCGTCCGTCAGCCCGCCGCGCACCACCTGAGAGGGATCGTTCAACGAGGCGGCGAACGGACGCGAGGTGCCGATGTCGCCCTCGGGATGCTCCACCACTCCGTAAATCTGCGATCCCTGCTCCGCAGCGATCACCTCTGACTCGCGGAAGGAGTCGAGACGCTCCCAATCATCCAGCCCGCCGACGATCAGAGGCACGCCTCTGGTCTGGCTGAAGCGACTGCGGTTCGCCACCCACTCGACCACCTCGGCAGGGTAATTCTTCCCGCCAGCGAGATCGAGCCTGCCCATGTCATCGTAGGGGACGATGTGGAATGCCTTGAGCGTCCCGTCCTCGTTGCAGAGGACACCGTCCGCTGAGATCGGTTCAGCCCGACCACCAGTGGTGATCTGCTCAGTCTCAAAGCACTGGACCTTGTAGTTCGCCAGCTTCAGCAGGCCAGCCTCGCCATCGACCGCGAACGCACGCACCAGGTCGTAGCCGATCCGGTAGCCCGTGCGGAACCCGCGAGTGTCGATGCCGCCCCGGTCGCGACGGAGCAGGGCATCCATCCTCTGAGCGACATCCTTGTTCCAGGCAGCGTCCTTGGTGGTCGGACGGTACTTCACCCCTTCACCGATCACCGCAGCCGCGAACGCATCGTGCAGGACTTGGAAGGTGTCGGCATTCCGGTCCATGTCGCGAGCCAACTCGCGCAGCATGCGGCGGGACCACATGTCCACATGCTGATCACCACTGCCGCCGAACGGTGTCTGAACGCGGCTGCGCGGATTCATCGCCGCACGGTAGCTGCCGCGCCGAGCCTGTATGGCCTGCTTCTGGATCGCTACAATCTCATGGACGCGGGCATGGAACGCAGCGGCAGTCGAGGCCAGGGGAGACATCTCCCGCGTCACCTTCACCGGGCGGGGCTGGCGCGGCAGCGGAGCGCGGATCTTACGGCTGGCCTTGACCTTGGTCTTGATCCGCTTCATGGTCATCCCGAGAACGATGCGTCAGAGGGAGTGAGGCGACCACCATCAACGCGAATCGTCGGCTGGAGGCGCGGCATGCCCACTCGGTTGACCACCCCTTCCAATCGATTCGCCTCTCGCATCAGCATGCCCTTGGGGTCGAGTTGAAGCAGGATGGGCTGGGGATCGTAGGCAACACCATCGGCTTGCGTCCGCGCACCAGATGCCATCTCCTGCAGCACTTGCATGTGCATGTAGAGACGATCCAGCGCAAGCGATGGATTGGTGGTGCGATATCGAATCCAATCCTCGTAGCCTGTTGCCACCCAGACCTCCTCGGTTTACCCGCTCACCGTATCGAAGAGGTCTTGACATTCTATAGGAACTAGACTGATTTATCCCTCGGCAGAAATCACCACATCTTACTATCGCATCATGCGGGAAGATCTGCGATTTACCCGGTGAAGTCCTTGGTTCCCTTCCATGTCGTAGCGGGGCCTGTTGGTCTGCAGGGCATGCCCGACCCTGGTCGGACGGTTGTCCTGCTCCGCAAGTGCCTTCGTTTCGGAGCGCACCGGCATGGGAGTCTTCACCTCGTAGGCTCGCTGGTCCTGCGTGAATCCGTAGATCAGCACCTCGGTCATCTTGCAGCAGTCCAACCAATCGTTTCGACCGCTGCCGCGCACCACCACCTTCTTCTTGGTGTCGGGATCGATGGTCGCCTGCTCGCTCACGATGTGACGGAACAGGCTCGCGTCCTGACTGCCCAGCCCGTTCGCGATGTGGGTCGCGCCGAGCGCATCCAGCGGTCGGCGGAAGGTGGCGTGGAACATGTCGCGAGCGTTGTCGGCTTGCATGAGGAAGATGCCGTCGCGCCAATAGGCCAGGCCCTCCACATCTCCCGGCTCCGATTTCATCGTGTTTGTGTGGCCTTTCACTGCCTTGAAGATGCCTTTGCGCGAGTCGATCCAGCGTCGAATCATGTCGGTGTTGTCGCCCACATCCACGCCAGCGAGAACCAGGTTGGTGGAGCCGCAGTATCCCGGTGCCGCAGCCGCGATCCGATCAAGGACTTGATGCAGTTCCACCTCGTTGTGGGAGTCATGGTCCTTGCGGGAGTACTCATATCCATAGCCGCAGATCCAAGAGGTGCGGTCCATGTTGAAGGCGCGGAGGATCCAGTAGAGGCGGTTGGCTTGAACGTCGATGGCGAGCGTCGAGTGGCTCGCCTCTGGCGGCGGCTCGCAGATGTGGCGACTGTAAAGGTAGTGGTCAGGCTCCGCAGGATCACGGTCGGACACCGCACGGTACGGTCCCCACTTCTCTCTGGTGGTGCGCTGGTGCAGTTTCTGCCAGTTGAGCAGACCGAAACTCTCCATCTCTTCCGCTTCACCAGCGTACATCCGGCAGAGTTGGTCGCGAACAAAGGACCGCATCGGTCCATGGTCTCCGTTCTCCAGTGCCTTGGTGGCGCGGAAATGTTCGCCTGCCATCACCGAGAGGGCGCGGATGGTGCTGTCCAGCCCGGTCCAGAGGATGCCAAAGGTGAGCGTGCGCGGCACCTCGCCGATGACGGTGCCATCCTTCTCCACCTTCTGACCATAGTGGACGATGCGCCAGTGCTGGTGCGCCTGCGCTCGATCAGTCTCGGTCCACCGGACGGCACAGCAGGGCGCGACATAGCGCACCGAACTCGCAGCAGTGATCTCATCGGTGCCATCGTAGGTGATGTTCTCCCACTCCAGCGGCATCCATTCACCGCAGTGCGGGCACTTGAAGTACAGTCTTGACCTGGTGCTTTCATCATACATGCCCAGGATGATGCTCTGCTCATCGTCCTTCACGGTGCTGGTGTAGACGCGGCGAGCATGGCGACCGAAACTGTCGGCACGCTTTGCGATCAGTTCGATGCGGTGACGGCTGGAGTAGGAGTCCACCTCGTCATTGAAGATCCACATGGCAGTGGTGCCTGCCTGTGCCGCTTCCTTGTTGCCACCACCAGGGATGAAGTAGCAGATGCCAGCCCGCGACTTGGTGCGCGGATCTCGGAACTGAACCAGCGAGAGGTGTTGACCACCCTTGCTGCCCTGCCCTGTTTTCGGAATCCAATCCCGGTAACTGCTCGACTGAATGATAGGCCAGATCTTACCGACCCATGCTTCATTCAGCTTTGCCATGGTGGGCTGCGAATACACCAGTGACTGCTTCAACTGCGTCAGCACTCGCGCCATGGCGAGCGTCAGGATGAGAGACTTGCCCGTCTGAACTGCACCCACCCACACATGCCGCGTGAACTCGGAGTTCTCCAGCACACTGACAACTGCCGCGTGAACCGGATCGAGGTCAGGATCGTAGGTCTGCCCCACCTTGGGACCGTCAGGGAACCGGATTTCGCCAGCGACCGCACGATAGGGGAGAACGTCGATGGGTGGTGCGATCATTGCCCGTGCGTTGGCAGCGATCTCATGGATGTCCCCACCGACATCTGGGATCAATTCGCTCACGCTACTGCCCTTTTCTGGCGCATCTCGGTGGTCTGCTTGAGGATCATCTCAGCGATTGCCTCCTGCGTTTCGATGGGGATCCCCAGCTTGCCCATGCGCTTGCAGATCTCCTGTCGCCAATCATCGATGGCACTGAGCCACTTCTGATGCTCCTGCTCCAGCATGCGCTGCGCGACATCCGCACGCACCAGGGTGCCGATATTTTCAGCATGTTTGGTGCGCTTCGCCTCTGCGTCAATTTTCGCTTTCTCAGCGAGGAATTTTTCCTTATTTTGCTTGTTGAGGAAGTAGCTTTCCTCATCGAACCCACCTGTTGGTTCCACGCTGCCAGCCGGGGCTGGGGCTGCAGGCGCGGGAGTTGCACCAGGTCGGCGCGGCGGCGGGGCGTCCGGTCGGCGCATGCGCGGACGGCTGCGATAGTCAGGTGCTTTGACGCTGGGAAGGGATTTAAGCATGGTGCAGTTCTATTGTGGATTATTGTCGGATCAATACGAACTCCCTACCTGTAGTGGATTAGGGTTCATTAGGACACTATGACACGATCACGGTCGGAACCGTGTCATTTTGACTATGGTCTAAATTACTACCTCCTCCGTTTTTACGCTCCGATGTCCGCACGCGGC